ACTTGCTTTTTCAACAACAGCTTCAGATTCTTCAGCAGTTCTTAACTCTGGGTACATAGCTTCTTCTGTGGCTTTTTGTAAACGTAAAAAAGGATAAGAAGTAAAACCAAGTTTTCTCGCTACACTTGAAGCAGGCACTCCTAAAGCATCTGTAACAGCAGCATGCTTACTACCAAGAAAAGCATTCGCTTTATCAACAACATTTTGAACTTCTGAAGTTGGAAATTCAAAATAGATAAGATCATGCACTTGTTTTTCTACATTTCTGAAAATTGGTTCTCCATTTTCATCAAATCCCCAAACTTCTTTCTTTTTGTAAGAAGTTTTAAACTTAGAATCAAGTTGCCCTTTTATATAAAAAATATGTCTCCAAAAATCATATCTCAAAAATCTTTCAAAATATTCAATTTCATTTTGAAGTCTGTCTGTAGCACTTTTACCAGTTTCTTTTATACCAGCAAAAGTGCTGCCTGATGTTTTTCCTGTTAAAGCATGGTCTGTTGTGTTCAATCCAGAAGTGACCATATGTAAAATATCTGTATCTGTATCTGAAATTCTTGGAAGATTTGGATTATGGCACTTTAAAGTAAGTCCTGGAGGCAGCATTAAAGTACCTCCAGGAGTTTTTTCAGCATAAATACCAGTTTCCTGTTTTTGTTCAGGAGTCATAGACAACCAAGTTCTAAATGCTTTAGTATCTTGCATTTCAATAACCCATAAATAACTTCCTGATGATTTTTTGTGCAAAATTTCCCATCTTTTAAGTTGTTCATACTGCTCAATCCAATTCAAAGTGCAGACTATATGGGAAACATTTCTTTTTTTCAAAATACCTTTGTCCCATCGAACTATAAACCTTCTAAAACCATTTAATTCTTTAAAATTAGAATCTTCTGCAAATTTTAATTTTTCTTTATCAAAATAAGATTTTGAATTAACTTCTTCCGCAAGGTTCTCAATATAAGCACAATAAATAGAAGGAACATAAACTGTATTGTTTTCATCTGAAAAAGAAATTTCATAACAAACAGGCATTGTTTGTTTTTTAGGATGAAAGAAAATACCACTACCTTCATCACCTCCAACTAAAGCAGAAGGAGAAATGAAATCTACTTCAGTAAAACCAGAAGTATGTGCAGTAAACATTAAGAAAAGCTCTCCTTCAATCTCACTTCGAGCAACATACTTAGTCATATTTGTGTACAGCTCATTTCTAACATCTTCAATAATCTCTTTCAAAAACTGATTAACTTCAAAAATGTCAGAAACCACATTAAAACCCTTTCCACTTAAACCCCCTTTATAATCAGAAATATAAGAACGTATTTGAGGATTCTTAGAAAATTTATCCCAACATAACTTCTGCAATTCTGTTAGATTCTTTGTTCCTTCAATCTCAGAATACCCTTCCTCAAAACCATCACTATCAATATGTTTAACTGTTCCTGATAAATTTTGAGGCAGGTATTGTTGTGCAATTGCGTGTAAATTTTCTTCGCTCAAAGTGTCTACAAGTTTTGCTATTTCTTCTGGTGTAGATGTTAAAATATCATTCATATAATGATTCTCCTATTAGTTTTATCTTCAAAAAAAGCTCCCATAAACCTACTAAAACTTCTTTTTGTAAAATCGTCAATCCCTAAAAGACGTAAACCATAAATACCCCATCCTAAAGCAAACATACTATCATCCTGTACTCCCATATTATCGTGTTTTTCAGGACTTCCATAAAATCTTTTTCTACTGTCATGAACAAATTTAAGAGCTTCTTCTTCAAAAAGATACTCACTTTTTGTTCCTTGTATTGGTATTTTTGGAGCTTTGTATCTTCCTTCATATATTAAAGTGTATAATTCAGAAAAAGCTGTTTTTTGTAGATCATAAGAAGGGTTTACAGCATTGAAAACAACACCATTATCATCGCACCAATCAACTAAATCCCAAAGCCCCCAACGCTCTCCACAAACACTCTCAATACTTCCTAATTCAAGGACAATTTCATCAAGCACAGCTTTTATTGAATTTAAATCATTACCTCTAATATGCCAAGCTCCAGCACAAAAATAAATATATTCCTGCTCTGCTTTGTTATCTATAGCAAGGTTTGTTCTGCTGCCTACAAGACCTTTTAAAATAGCAAGGACAATCGTTCTCGCTCCTCTTGTTAAATCATCTTTAAGAGGGTCAGCTCTATCTATACCAATACCAAGAGCAAAATCAGTATCATAATAATCAGACAAACGTGATAGCTCATTAGCTTCAATCATTTTAGGAAGTCCTCGTTCATCTTCAAACGAATAAATTTTAGTAATAGGCATACAGCTTTTTTTTCTTGCTTCAATATCAGAAAATTCAGGCACTGTTCGCAGGGAAGGTTTGTTTATTATCTTTTGTTCGTCTCTAAAAAGTTTCAAAAGAGTTTTCTGCATCCCAATTTTACCATCAAAACCAATAAACTCACAACATCTAATCATAGCTTCAGAAAAAATATTGTTACTCCCACTTTCCCAAGTATTCTTAAAATACCTGTCATAATCAGCAGGGAGAAACTTAGTTTTGTAAGAATCTAATTGAGCTTGTGTCATATATGGATGCCAAAAATCTCTAGCATCAGCATTTGAAGAAGCTCTGTAAGAAAAGAACAATGTAGGGTCTAATACTTGTTTATAAGCTTGATACAATTTATACAGTATATGAGTCTTTTCTGAAACAGTTGAGTCAATAACCCCTAAAGCATTAGGCACGTTTCTCGTAGAACCATCAAGCTGTGTGAAGAATTTTGGATTTTTCATGTCAAATATTTCAGAAAAAGTATATCCAGTAATGTTAGAAACAATACCACTAAAACTACTGATACTTTTAATTGCAGAAACAACAGTGCCTTTTGAATTTATTAAACGTATTTCTTTTTGCTGTATATTTTCTTCTCTTATGACTGACAGAAGTTTTGGAGAGTTACGTATGATTTCACAGATAATATCGAAGTGGACGAACTTACTTTGGTCTTTTGAGTTTGCTCCTAACACTATTTGTTGATCTGGAAAACAGAAAAATTTCCATAATTGAATCAAACAAGCTAAAAAGGAATTATGAGTTACAGTAAAGTCCTCTAAAACATAACGATGATTGCCATCAAGCTCAAATCCATAGTATTCCTGCACGCCTGCACTCTTAATCTCTTTAATCCCAGTAGTAAGAACATCTTTCTTATGATTTCTAACACTAGCTTTCTTTCTTTCAACCTTGCAAGGAATTATAGAACAATCGCCAGAAATACCAATAGTGTAGTACTCACCAGAAAACCCAGTCTCCTTAATTCCTTTAGTACACTTAGAAACATTCACAAAAAAACCTAATGACCTTGCAAGAAACGCAATATCGTCAGTCAAAGTTTTACTCTTTTGTGTAATTTGAAACGAGTTTCTATTTAAGTATCCGTCACTGTCAATAATCCCTGCAAGAAGTTCAAGACGCTTCTCTCTTGAGTTGCACTTATACTCATGGGGTATATACTTATTATTAATAAGATCATAATCCTTCATTCTCCATAATAATTCGTTATTATGATGCTCTCCTCGTGTTGAACCTACAATACAATAAGTCTTAGCTTTATTTTCTCCCTTATCCTTAACACGTTCTGTAACACTCAGACCTATTAGGTCTGCATACTCTTTGAGATAGGAAACTATTTCAGGGTCAGGAGTAGTTATGTGTGTAGCATGCTTTGAACCGTCACCAAGCCATAATCCTAAAAAGTAAGGACTGATAGAAACTTCCTTATCTTCAAACTCAATAGGTACATGATAAAGATAATGACTCCTTTTAAAAGACTTATTCTTTAATAAATAGTCCTTGATAGATATGTCAGTAACATTGCCTGAACTGTTTTTCAAAGACAGTACATGATCTTTTGTGAAAGTCTTAGGAGTGCCTCTATAAGGAACTACTTCAAACATTTCTTCTTTGCCTGAAGCAAGACTTAAAACTTTTCGAGGTGTTGAATCATCTCCCATAAGAAAATCACCCACCTTAACGTCTTCAACCTTCCTTAAACTCCCGTCCCACATAATAACTTTTGAGCCTTTAACCTGACATTTCCCCTCACCCCTCATCCAACACAAAACAATAACTCTGTGTAAAAATATACCATTGTCATCCATTTCTAAAGCCTTAACAAGAACTTCCTTTTCTTTCAACCACATTTCATAATAGGAACGTTTGGTTTCTGGATGAGGAGTGTCAGGAAGGTTGCGAACTTCAACCCATTTAGGAAAAGGGTCACCAATAGGAAAAATCTTAAAACAAACAAAATCTTCAACAAATTTACAAAACCCTTCTCCTCCATCCTGATAAGAAATATCTTCTCTTTTTTTCTTAGGTCTCCCTCTTTTTAAAACCTTGTCAGCTCCTCTAAGAGTTCTTAACCTTGTAGTCCTTACTTGCTTTCTTTCAGACATTCTTAACTTCTCCTTTTAAGAGCTTTGTATGAAAATCAGGGTCTGTTAGCTTTTCTCCTTGATTTTTTATCCCTTTTTTATTTACAAA